TATTATTATAATTTTGGTTAGCTGTAGCATTATTTTAAAGATTGGGGTGGTTACTACAATAATCACCAATAACCAATCTCTCACATTTATTTTAAAATTAAGAATTACGGTCGCCAATATTTAGTGTGAGTTCTAAAAATTGTTATAACGCCAAATAACTCTTAAAAATATTGCTCTCCCCCAAAGGAAAGAGGAATAACGTATTTGTCATCAGAATAAACTGTCAACAAATACTCCTTGCTCAATTTAACATACGGAATTTGAAAGGTAGATAATCGTCCATAAAAATCCCGTAGTAATAAATCTCTCTCTGGATGCAAATAAAACTCACGTTGAGCAGCGTTAATTTTATCTTTTATAACCAATTGATGATCCTTATTACAATCATAATAAGATAAAGTATTGTGTATTACCCTCAATTCTAGAGGACAAACTATTTTCTTAAGTAAATTGTGATACCTAAAAGATCTTTTCAAGAAAGTTACCTCCTCTATGCTTTGAAAAGGGGTATCAATTGGTTTCTTTAATGAATCAGTAAATCCCATATTAACACTTTCGAAGAATTGTTTCATGGTTATGGCATTCAAATCTTTCTCATGTTTACGAATAACATTTAACTTATCATCTCCGTAAACAAAGTCATCTACAGACTCCCAATAATCTTGTACTGTTGGTTTTTTAACATTTCTATAATACCAAATAGCAGTATACAACTTATTAACTAAACTATTCATTATAGCAGTCAAATAAGAACCTGAAGGCATAGAATGTGTAGTTAGATATGTATCACTACCAACTACTACTAATGAATTGGTTAGCGTACTCAATAAAGCTGTAATTAAATTTTTATCGTGTGACGTACTGTTTGCTAATAGTTTCTTGGCAACTAAGGATTGGATTTCCGCATTCATACTTCCATCCCAATTCTTTATATCACCTGCAAACACCTTGCCTGTCTTCATAGCTTCATAAATACTACCCCATTCCTTAATGGGATTACAACCCACCATAATCTTATTAAAAGCACGATTATTCATTATATGTTCCACAAATTTTCCAAAATACTTCTTCATTAAAAACTGCTGAGTAAGTGTCCCAATGCGAAAGCTTCTTGGCACTCCTTCCTTCTCTTCATTGCGGAGCTCATCCTTCAAACATTCAACCCAAATTAAATGTTTCCACTCTACAACACCATTGTGCGACTTTTCAGTGATTTCATTAATAATATCTTTAAAATGATCTGTGCAAGATCCATTCTCAAAATCGATGTATAAAGTTTTATCTTTGTCCATCCTAAAACCATTAGAGGAATCTTTGTTTAAACCTGCTAACAACTCAGTACCTTTAATAATTTCGGTATCACTTAATTCCCCAAAAGGTGTTAAGATAGTATCAAGCACCTTACTACAAAAGTCCAATTCTCCAATCTTAAGTGAAACACAAGGAGTAAAAGATTTTTTACTCACCTCTTTTAATGTATCTCGACCAAATAAGTTAAGATCCGCCGGAAAACGGTTTACTTCATATATACCATACAAAGCCGAGGGCACTATATTAGTTGCGGTTGGGGAATAAGAAGCCAAACCCGTATCATAAAAACGCATAACACTAGTATTCTCCTTTTCTACAGTAGAAAACTCAAAGTTTAAGGGTATCAATGGTTTATCTTGTTCAGCCAAGGTACGAAGATCATGTAAAATTTCTTTTGAAAATATACTTGCGACTCCAAAATTTCTTGTTACCTCTCCAGCCACATGCATACCTAAGAAGCCTCTAGTAGTTGAAAATATTATCGAACCACACAAACCAAAGCGTTGATAATCATACTTCAAATATTCAGGTCTGGTTTTACGCTGTATTTCTAGATCTCCAAAGCGGAAATTGTAATTTACTACTTTATTGTAATCACAATAAGCATCAATTTTACGAAAACCTTCGCCAGAAATTAAGTACAATGCTTCTTTTTGATTGACTTGTTTGTTTATCCACTGACTAACGTTTTTAAACGGATTAGGAAAAGTATTAGGTAAAGAAAATACGGCTAGGTCAAACTCATCTCTACGATATACCAAATTAACCTCTGTATATTCTAACCATACCACATTCTTAGCCTTATTTCTATATAACTTTATACGCGTAACATCACTAGGAGTCAAGTGCGAGGGAAGAAATATTAATCTTCCTGATATAAAGCAATTGCAACTAACTTCGACATCTAAATCTTTAAGGTTGCACTCAAACACACTATTTAGCATCATGGCTACAGATGTATGTTCCGACGAGGCATCACTACTAAAATCTCCTTGACCATCCAATGTTTCTTTTTCCTCATCGTCTTTGTTAAAATAAGCTACTAATGCAACTACAACCACAAGAACAACAAAAGATATAATCCAACCTAAATAGTCCTTACACAAACTAATTCCTTTTTTATACATCTCAATAAAGTCAAAATTCTTTAATGAATCCAGCAGAGTTTCAATTTCACTCTGAAAACAATTAGTAATCAATCTACTAGCTGCAATACCGAGCCAAAAAC